TCAGTGGATTACCTATTTTTAACTTGTAGACTTTGTCTACAGCTGTTGTACTTTTTGCCGTTTGTATTTGATTTAATTTGATTTAAAAAAAGGAGAGTGTCTTTGAAGACACCCTCCCTATAGATTTTCTTCCTTTATTATCCGTAACGGAACAATACGAAGTTGTTAGCACCAAGGGTACATACGCAACGCTCAGAAAGGAAGTTAACCTCCATTGCATCCAAGTCGCTTGTAGCAGCACCACCGGCAGAACCTGTAATCCAAGTTTTGTATCTGCGGTCTTCAGCTTCAGAAGCACGGTAACGAACGTGTAAGAAAGGACGCTTAGCGTTCTTGCCCATAATTTGGTCGTACACTGAAGTAGAACCTGCAGGAACCATTAAACCTGTAATAGTACCGGTTGCAGTTGCAGCAGTAGTATTTAAACCACCACGCATTGTTGGGTCATTTAGGTATTTCCAATCAGACTTGTAGAAGTCATAACCTCTACGGAAACCTGTGAAACCTAAGTTTAACGCCATATCAACATCGTTGTCGAAAAGACCGAAAGAAGCTGATTGAGCAACACCACCTGAAGTGTAGCCGTTCAATGTAGCTAACATATTGTCAATATCAAAACTTAAACCACGATTAACGAATACAACGTTCTCTTCGATAGCACCTTGCTTATCTAAACGAGAAACGATAGAATCCCAATCAGATAAAGTTGTTGGAGTACCACCACCCCAAACGTTACCACGGTTGTTTACAACGTAGAAGATACCTTCAGAACCAATGTAACCTGCAGTAGCAGCACCTGAAGAAGATGCAGCCGGAACAGCTTCAATCATTGAAGTCTCTAAGTAATCTTCAAAACGTAAACGAGTTTCGTGCTCACTCTTTAAATACCAAAGGTATCCTGTAGCACCATTCTCAGTTGTAACTTCTACCCAACCGATTTGAGCCATGTCAGAACCGTTAACCGCATACTTATCTTTGATGATAATTGGGTTGTTGCTGTAGATGTCATCTTCTGATTCTAATGAACCAACCATTCCGTTAGTTCCTTTTTTGAACTCAGAACCGTAAATGAATACAGTACATTGAGTACTTACTGCGAAAGCCTGACCTGCAGTTTCGTAGTACGCTACTGTGAAAGTAGTTGCACTTGGAACTGCTGTTACGATAGCCTTGTTGAAAACACCTGAAGTGTTATTTTGAATCATCAAAGTTTGTCCAACACGGATAGCGATGTAAGTCACACCACTGTCAGCTACAGTGAAAGTTGCGGTTGCCGCACCTGCTGCTGCTGCTGAAGTACAGTTTGTGTACTTGATGTGTAAACGTCCTTGCTCTGCCCATTTGATTTGGTCAGAGTTAGAAGGCATCTCTGCTCCTACCATACGTAAGAAAGATGCGATTGTTCTGTTACCATAACGCTCAAATTCCTTCTCGTATGTATCAGGTAGATACTGATTCAAGAAGTTGAAGTTGGTAATGTAGTTTGTCTGTAACGCCACCTGCTCAGCACTTGGCTGCAATTGGTAGGTGGGGTTATTCAATAAAGCACTTGCCATTTTTTTTAAATTTTAATTGTTTTAAACTCTTTTTATACTGCGGATTTTCAGGTTTCTTCCTGAATCAGGGTTAACCGCCTTCACCTGCATTCCTCCTGATATAGTGCCAACTTCGGGTGCTTTTCGCTCTGACATATTGATGTTCTTGATTTTACGAGTAACATCATCAGTTGCGTCAGCCATACCTTGTTCGTAAAAATACTTAGCGAACTTGTCAGGATTCATTGCTATAGACAAAGACCTATGATAACCTGTTGCGTCTTTCATTAAACCTTGGTCATCCAAGAACTTATTAATAAAGTTCTGTGGAGTTGCTTGGTTCTTTTTTAACTCATTGGCGTCTCCCGGAGCAAACGTGAACTTCTTGTCATTAACATTGAACTCAAAACCTTTGAACTCTCCGCCAAAAACTTCGTTCGTCTTTTGGTCAAACCATTGACGCTTACGATTGTTCTCCTCTTCTATTGTCTTTGCCTGTTGGGTATATTGCTTATAGCTTTCGTAGATTTCCTTTTCTCCGTCAGGAATGAATGCCGTACTTGACTCAAGGGGCATTTTATATTGTTCCCTTTGAGAATTGAAAAATTTCTTGGCTTCAGCAAGAACTTTCTTTTTTGCGATTTTTACTTTCTTAATGGTTGCCTCATCATCCAACTCTTCATCGAATCTGTAATCATCCATTAACGTCTCAATGTCATCACTATCAAGACCTTCCTGTGTGGAAGAAAGATACTCTTTAAGAAGTTGCTCAGGATTCATTGCGTCAAAGTCCTTCTTTAACTTAAGAAAGTCTTCAAACCCACGACCTGTCTCCTTCTTGTATTTCATATAAGCAGCTACATCTTCAGGTAGTGGCTCAGCTTCTTTACGCTCAGCAACCAAATCATCCAATGAGTTAATCTGCTTGTTATATCTTTTACCAATATATGAAAGAACGTCTTCGTCTTTTAACTCAACCTCAGTTGGTTGATGTTCCGGTTCAGGAACACTTTGCAATGGTTCCGGTTCCGTATTATTCTCTTGACTTAACGATTCCTCGTGTTTCTCAAGTAATTGTTGTTCCACTTCTTGAACACTCTTTGGTTCAATTATGTCTAATGCTCTAACTTTTAATTCCATTTGATTTAATTTAATTTATACAAACTTATACAAAAATTTTGACATTTTTAACGAGGCTCAAATTCAGCTAAGTCAAACCCATCTAAGCTATCCTCGTTTGACTCAAAAGTCATAGGAGGAAGATTGTTCTTTCTTTGATTAATTAACTTAGATTGCTCGGTGTTTTGTTGACTAATTCTTTTTGCTTTTGCGTCCTCTTTCATCTCTTCTCTTGACTTTAAGTCGTTCATCTCCATACCACGTAATTGCATACTATACTCAAACTCCTCACGCATTAATTGAGACTTAAGTCTTGCTTCACTTTCTGAACGCTGAATATCAAAAGCCACCTCAGCCTGTTTAATCTGCATCTTTGAATTGGTTTCCATTTCAATCTTCTGCATAGCTACCTGACCTGCCAACTCTTGAGACTTCAATTGTTGTTGAGAAATCATAGCTTGCTTCTGCATCTCCATCTTCTCCTCACGCTCTTGAGTCTTAACTCTCTTAAGTTTCAATAGCTGATTGGCAAGTTTAAGATTGCGAATCTCACGGATGTCAATTGCGTCCTCAAGATTAATGTCACCCTTAGATAATGCCATTTGGATATTAGCCTCAAGCTGTGCTTTTTGCTCTTCATCAGGTGAAACCTCAATGAATATACCAAAGTCATAAATATAAAGTTCTTTAATCTCTTCTAATATAGATACGTTGTACTTTCCAATTTGATTTGCAAACTCATCTTTAAAGTCAGCATATTGTAAAATGTCAGCAATTCTGTAAGTTAAAGCCTCCGCTAATGTACGATATACATACAAAGAACCTTCAAGGATATGTCTTGTAGCTGTATTAGAGTTTAACGCAGCCAACTTCTGTAGACCAACCAATGAGTTAGGGTCAGGGTTAGAACCATCACGTGCCTCATTAAGACCGGTCACCGACCTAATCATATCAATGTAGTGATTCATATTTGTAATCAACATTTGCGTTTTAGCTGCACCTGAGTTAGATGTAAGCTGAGTGATAGGCACTCTTGCATTGTTGAACTCACCATCTTGAGTATAGCTTCTACCAATTACACTACCTGTTTGGAAGTATAATCTTAAAGCATCCTCAGGATTATATGCATTGCCCGTACCTAAGTCAATTTCGTTTAGACCATCAGCATCAATGAAGACACCATCAGGAACTGTACGTGCAATAACTTGTTGTAATTTTAAATGGGTGATTTGAATCAAATCAGCAAATGGTATCATCCTTCTGCATAGTGATTCAATAGCACCTTTGTACATACGAGGAGCGCAAGCAACATAGTTAGGTATTGCGTGTTGAGATGCTGACTTAGGACGAACCATATTCTCAGACAACTTCCACTGCAATAAGATATTGGTACCCATTACCATAATACCCTCATACCAAACATCAATAACTTTTTCAATCTTTTCAAAGTTACCCTCTTCCATCATTTCAACAGGAGGGTTGAAAGTTTCGTCTTTCTCAATTACTCGAGAACCACCACCTTCAAGTTTCTTCTTTTTGTAAACAACTTTTTTAGTTGACTTATAATTAAAATACAACAACGTGCAAGTATCTCTGTAGAACATATCGTTCTGATAGAACTGTGCTACGTTGTAATAATCATACCACGCTTGACTGTATTGAGTAATTTCTTGTAAGTCTTCTTTCGTTAAAGATTGGTCAATCTTCATTAACTCAGTTAATGGCAATGTCTTAATCTCTCCCCAATAAAAACAATCCTTGAAGAATGGGTCTTCTGTGTAGCTGTAAACAACGTTAGCCGGGTCTACATAACTTATCTTAACGCCTGTGCCTTGTAGGAACTCGTGCTTTGCAATACTAATACCAATAACAGTTTGGTCGTAATTTAATCTTCTACGAGTATCTTCATAATGATTCTCATCAAAGATTGTATTGATTGCTTCTTCTTCTGCTATTTCAATTGCAGGCTTATATTTAAGCTGCATATATAATGACAACTCATCGTCTGTTTCAGGAAGTTCTTCAGGGTCCATTAAAAATGGATTAGCACCTGTTAACTCTTGAATTTTTGTAAGAACAGGCTTACCTGCCATTTGTGTTTCAAGCATATCTTGATACTTGTTTCTTTTAGCTTGAGACATTGCATCTTGTGCATATGCTTTCACTTTAAACAATCTATCAGACATTCCATTAACAACAATATCAATAAACTTTGGTATAATAGGAACAGGAGTCCAATCAAGATTCAAGTAAGACAAATCACCATCAATAGCCAACTCATTTTTGTATTTACCAATCGGCTGTTCACCTCTCGCATATAGTCTTAGTCTGCGGAAATCTTGCCATTGACCGTAGTATCTACAATTGTTTCCATCTTTTCTAAACCATTCATATTGAATAGCCTGACCCACTTGCAACCCAAACGCATCAGATGCTTTTTCGGCATCAGTCGCTAACTGACTTGGGAATGCTGCGGTGTTTATGTTGATTGTTACATTTTTCATCTAATCAATTGACTTGTTGTTCCTTCGTTTTTATACTTAGCGAAGTTAATAATTAATTTTGATTCTTTTTTCTCCGGTATATATAAGTGCTTCTGATTAGCCATAATACATAATCCTGAACTAATGGAAGCATCGAATTTCGTTCTATCATTAATGTCAAATTTTGCCCAATCCTCAAGTGTCCTTGTGAACGGCATTGTACCCATTTGCTCCGGGTCTCTATACTTTGCTTCTAAATCAAAACCTACAAACTTCTCTACATAAGACTCGATGGCTGATGCGTGTGCTTGCTTAACATCCTCAGATGAGTTTGGAATACCTCCCAACTCACGCTCGGTTTTTGTCAACTTTGCTAACTGCTTGTCAGGTCTATTGATTGAATAACCTCTGTACCCTCTATTCTTAAGATGGTATAAAAGTCTCGGCTTATTATTCTCTACTAAGATAGGCATTCCGTAGAATACTATTGCCATAAGAACTTCCTCAAAGAATATTTCCGCAGTTTGTGGACGGGCAATATATTCTAAGAAAAACTCATTTACAGGAGCATCATCCATATGAAACTTGGTCATACCGTGCAGTGCACCGTTAGACCCACGTCCTCCGACTACTGCTGAGATGTCATAGGAGTCACAACCAAATGAACCAAGATGCTCATTGCCGGGATACTTTACACCATTACGTGTATGTACATTGTTTTGCATATGCTTAGGCGGTGCCCAACTAATATTGAACCTTCCTCTTGGGTCAGGCGTCCATATCACCTCAGTATCTTTAATACCATCCTTCCACGAAAACATTCCACGAGTAAGGTAATGTTCCTTAATCATTGAGTCGTTATAGTCAATCTGCTGATAAATCTTTGTAAGGTTAAACAGAGCTTGCTTGCTCTCATCACGAAATGCGTGTGACTCTGTACGTGGGAACTGACGGTAAAATTCGTTTAATGCGTCAGCGTCACTCTTTAATGAGTCAACCTCCGCTTCCCAATAGTCAATGGCTCCGTTTTTAATCATCATTCCGTCCACGCCCATAATTGGCTCCTCGGGTTTGCGAAATACAGGATGCCCATGTCTATCAATGAACCCTTCCATATTCCACTCCATCGGAATAAATATAGCGTATAGTCCACTCTTAGTCTGCCCGTTGGCGTTACGAACCTTCACATTAGAATCCTCGTAAATATCTTTATAGTTCTGCCCCCCTTTGCTAAGTGCATTGGACGTTGAGCCCATCATACACTTGCCAATAATCTTGCTACCTAAGCGCAGACAGGTTTTGGTTACACGCCAATTCTCTTTGATGTTTACAGGCTTGGTCCACTTGGCGGATTCATCGTGCGCCAAGAATAGCAGCTTTTCTCCATCGTAGGAGTTGTCCTCTGTATTCTTCCAATCTATTGACGTATCAAGACCATCGACATCATTGTCGTCAGTCTCGTACATATTCTTCTTGGTAATCTTAGCTGCCGGAACTCTGTACGCAAGCTCAGTCTTTGGCTTATCCATACCATCCATAACCGGTTTGAAAAAGAACGGTAGACGGCTATTGATAGGTACAACCTTGTCGGTGAACATCTTCTTAGCATCGGCACCCGTCTTTGATAAGATGCCTATACGTGTTAAGGTATATCATACCAAATGACCTTGGGTCAGCACGACAGGCTTCCCAAAATATCCAATAGATTCTATTGGCTTCACGGAAATCAGGATAACCCACGTCAATACTTGACCACTGCAGGTACATATAATGTGAGCCTGTTATGTAGGTTTTCTTTCCGTTGTTCATAAACCAAAAGCCTTGCTCTCTATAATCAAACTCCTGCTCGATGTAATCGACCCAACGGTTCTTAAATTCTTTTGGCTTTTCGTTCCACTGAAATATGGATTGGATTTTAGCTAAATCTCTTGGCAATGGTTGACGTTCCCAATACTGTTCAGCGTTAGCGGAGTGTCTTTGAAGACACTTATCAGGAGTAGCAGGTAATGCAATGCGTAATCCTTCTATCTCGTATATCTCACCTATCTGTCCGGTCTTTGAAATAACAACAACATCGTATTGGTCGTTATAGCCGTAAAGCCACGACTTGACTCTATTTTTATTAGAGACAACTGCAGGTGGGATATAATCCTTGAGCACCTTGCATAGACTATTGTTTTGACCTTCGTTCTGCAAATCCTTGTTTTGTATCGGTTTTACTTACTCCACGTTCTGCGGAGTCTAAGTTTTCTTTCTCTGCTTCTATTCTGCTTAGTATCTCAAACGCATCAAAGATGGCTAACTTCTTAGCGGCTGCTGCATTCTTCATCTTATCGGCAGCCACATCAGGGTTATCTGAGTCAGTATTAATAATGTCTTCCTCAGCCACTTTCACAAGATGGTTGACAGCTTTGTAGCCGGCTTCAATAATACGGAGCTTTATTTCTTTGGTGTCTCTCATTACTTTGCCTTTAAAAATATAATCTGAACCAATCTTGCTGTTTCTCCTTCTCCAAAGTTATTAAATAAATTCCTCGAGTGTGGAGCGTCAGAAGTAAACGCAATCATACGATTGAACTTAGAGTACATTGTAAAGATTGGTTTTTGATTCTCATCATAGATGGTTGTGCCATCATCCTCAGGAGCCTGCTCGTTTAGATATAACAAACAAGTGATGTCACCCATCATCTCATCTGTATGTATGAAGTTTGGTTCTTCTTGGTTGAGCGGAGACTTACGAATAAAGTTTAAGTCTACCTTATAACCAACGAATAAGTTGGTGACGTATAAGGCGAACTCATCATTATTGTCACGAGGTTGAATGTTCCTGAATACGTTGTCACCATCTGCCACGTCTTGGAACTCGTGAATGTGGATGTCTGATACATAAGCAATTGGGTCTTTAATAATGTTGTCGAATGTGATTAGATTCATAATTTAATTGTTATTTGGTGGTCGTACATTCTATATAATTTCTCATCATCTACGGTAAACTCATATTCACTATCAGGACTAAAGCATACCATA